AGGATAAAGGTTTCTTTTGAAAAGTTGAAGAGGTCAACGAGAGGTGCAGGACCCGAAGCTCTTCCACCGAAAGTTTGAAGTCGTGCCCCTGCCGGTCGCACATTAGAAATATCCCACCTGGGGATTTGCCCGGCATACAATAGTGTAAGGACTTCCCGAAATGCTTTTGCCCAACCAAGCTTAGAGTCCCTGACCACGACCACAGACTCTGTATCATGGAAATCATCAGCAACACTAGGCAAATGTTCTGTATATTTTTTTTCAACACTGAAACCAACTCCCGTCCCACACATAAGTACATAAAGTATTTCATCAAAAGCTTTCGGATGATCCACCGGTATGTAAGAACAATTATACCCTGCAATGTTCTCTTTTTCAAGAGCTGGTCCAGCTGTCATTAATGCTCTCATTGATGGCATTACATCTAAATTTAAAACTTTATTCTCAAGATACTTTCTTGTCTTTTCATCTATTTTATACTTGCAATTCTTTTCTATTTGTTTCTCAAAAAAATCAAAATAACGAGACACAGTTTCGTGCCACTCTTCTCTACGTTTTTTTTCAGGTAGCCATCTAGCATACCTAGATTTATGAATAAACTGTTGGTAAACAGTTGGTAATTGTTTATTTAATTTATTATTACCTTCAACATTTCTTTCATGTGTTGTTTGATTAAATATAGTTGTAGTCGTCATCGTCTCCCTTTCATTTTAAAAATATTTCTTATATGTGTTAGTGTCATAAATATATTTAATATAATTATAAAGTACAAATTGTTTTTAATTGACCAAGCCCACCAAAATACTTGTGATACTAACCCGATCCAAGGTGCTCGTGGTGATTTATTACCATAAAAGTAAACAGATACACATGCACTAATGGAGGCTAATAGTTCTAGTAAAGGGAAGGTGTCATAAGGTAATAAGTCTAACATTGTTTATAGGAATATTAAAGAAATATTCCCCCTTTCTTTTAAATTTATTTGGAATTTCAATTACAATATCGTCTGTTAACTGTGAACCTTTGATTTTCCAGGCTTGTTTAAGATCTTTTCTTAACACATAGAATGTTAAATCATCCTTATCTTTCATCATATCAACCAATCTTTTTTTTCTAAAAGGTATATGTAAAGTTTTCCAATGTGATGGCCACTCATTTGTCCACCCATTTTTAACTTCAACTTCATGATAAGATTCAAGAGGCTCACGAGTTACTATGTCAGCTCCATAGTTTTCCACATCTTCAGTAAGGACACACCCTAAACTAATCAGATAGTTTCTAACAGCTTTCTTGCCAGGGCCATCCCATTTTTCATATTCTTTTTTTCTGAATGGTGATTTATTGTTTACTATCTTGTTCACTTTTTTTACTCTCACAGTTATGTTTAAAGTATACATCACCAAAAACAGTTAAACTTGTGTTATTGGGATCAGGTTTAGTCTGACCTACATACTCCCACTCACAGTTCATTTTCTTTTCGTTAATAGCTCGTTGTTGAAAAAAATCTATGTTACTTAATGTATAAAAGTTCATAGCTAATCCAAAAATAATTGATACCGGATCCATAATTATTACTCCTTTTTTAATAGTTCAATGTATCGTTTTAAATACCATTCAGCCTTTTCTAAATCCTCTAATCTTTTGCCTTTATAATTACATCTCCATGTGTACTTCATAACTTGACCACGTAGATATCCACGATATTCTTCAGGTGTTAGTGCAGCTTCGATGGCTTCAATACACTCTATACCTTTATCATTTAGTTTGTAGTGTGGGGGATGATTTACTATATCACTTTCACTCACTTATATCTCCTCTTTATGTGTCATATTTAATAATACATTTAATCTTTTTCTTTGGAACTCTGTGTTGTTAGGATCGTTAATAAGTTTACGAGCAAACGTACGAACCTGTTGATCATTAAGACCGGCAAGATCACATACATCAATAAACCATGTGGCAGTGACACCAACACTTTTACTGAACCACCGAACAGCTTCTTCTCTAACTTGTTTAGCTTCTTTAGAATTAAATTCATTGTCATTACTAGCATCCAATAATGCTTGATAAATAACAGCTCTAAATAATGCTCTTTCATTTTCTCCTTCTTTATTATCATAATTTTTTTCCATCGTTGGATCGACTTGAATACGAGAAGTATTTGATATTTTTATTTTGTTTTGCTTTTCTTGTTTCATTTATCCATTTAGTTGGTATAACTTTCTCCCACCATAAAAAATTGTTTTTGCTTAGCCACTCACCATAAGTTGTTTTACTTCCTTTGTAAAGTTTTACTTTATAATTTTGTAAAACAAAACGAATATCTAACTCTGGTTTTTGCTTTTGTATATATAAATGTTTAAATCTATCTTGCTTTGTTAGTCTACCTTTTATCTCAATTATAATCCCATTTGGTAAGATAACATCCGGTACATATGTATGATCTGTTTCTGGAATAACATATGCAATTTTAATTGGTTCATATTTAAATTTAACTTTTTGTTTTGTTAATTTACCACATACTTGTTCTTCAAACTTTGATCTATACTTTGGCATTAGGCAAGATCTTCCATAACATTTGGTTCCTTCTTCACCACAGTTAACCACCGAGGGCCACTACTATAAATAAATTTTCTTAATCCACTACCATCATTCACATCTTGCCAACAATCAACCTTAAATGCACAATAGCTACACTCAACACAGAGCTTACGATTACCCGATGATCCATCTTCTACGTCTTCATAACAACGAGGTGGTTTATTTTCTTTATCCGATAAATATTTTTTTAAATCAGCTATTGTTTTTCTTATATCTGGGTATTCCTTCTCATCTGGAATACACAAAGCCAAGGCTCCACTTTGTTTATCTATGGCTAAGAAAGATAACTTATCATTACCTTGAGATTCACCATAGGCTTTTATCTGTGAGAGATAACCAAACGAATCATTCTCTTTGTTTAAACTGTTTGCTTTAAATTTTTTAAAACCATAGTTCGAAGCTGACTTAACATCCACCACCCATCCATCTATGTTTGCATCTTGGTGTCCGGATATGCCATCAAGTGTTAACTGTTTTTGTTCATCAGTTACTGTGTGTCCTGATGTACGAGCTAATAATAATAATAATTCTTCAAGGATGTGACCATACAAAAATTTTATTTTTACATATGGTGGTAAGTGTTCTCGCAAATCCGGTCTATAAAATTCATACCATAGTTGACGAGCCGGTTTACCAAGACTAGACATACGTAACTTACGAGGTTTGTTCTTATTATCTTCTGTAAGATAAGTTTTTATAGATTCACAGACATTTTTAGCAAACATGTTAAGATCACTTTTTGTGGGTTCTTTGTTGTTATCATCAAAGAGTTTATAGATATCGTCGACAAGAGTTTTTATATCAGACATAAAAAAAAGGTGGCTAGGAAAAGTGAGTGAGTGAGATCTAAAAACCTAGCCACCATTTATTCCTTCTAATAAATTAGAAAGGAAGCTCTTCGTCCAAGCCGTCCTTACTAACGGCCTGACCATTCTTTTGTTGTGGTTTATCATCAGCCGGTGATTCAAACCCACCTTTAACTTTAGGTAAGTCTCCAAGTTCCTCTTTGTAAGATACAAGATCTATCACTTGTACGGCTTTCAATGCTGAACCGGTTTCTTTTCCCTGGCCTCTGTCGTACTCATAAGTATCAAACAAAACATTTACTTTTGATCCGTTGCCTATTAAGGTTGTTTCAGGTATCGGGTTTTTTTGAGCATCAACAACTCTAACCGGTGTGTTCATACTACCATCTTTTTTTCTTACTTTTCTTTTTATTTGTATAAAATTACCACGATCGTCTTCTTTGTTTTTAATTTTTCCTCCAAGACCTAATTTTTTTAATTGTGTTTCGGCTTTGGAATCAAGAGCTACATCAATGGAATATATACCCTCTGAATTAAACTTATCTGGAACCGGTTTGTGTACCTTTGCCCAATAAGATATACCACTTATTAAATTAGTTGGCATAATTTTCTCCTTTTTTCTTGGTGTCTTTAGTTATCTAAAAACTATATTAATAATACGATAATTATTATAACATAAGTCTGTGTTTGTCAACATACCTAGTGTGTATCTTTCCACGTTTTACCTATGCTATATTCACTGTCCAACGGACATTTAAAATAAAGTTGCTTTTCAGTACATTTCATTGCCTCCTTTGTAATATTACCAAACTCTTCTGCTTGTTTTTTAAGCACTTCAAACTGAACTTCGTCGTGTATGTTAGCTACGGGTTTTGCATTTATATTTTTTTGTTTCATCAAATCAATTATGTTTACTAACCATTGTTTACATACAATAGCTCCGGCTCCTTGCAATAAAGTATTTAGTGCTGAGTGTTGATTACGAACGATTAGATATCGACCATCAATAGCCTTCACAACACCTTTACGAGCCGATTGATCTACATAATTTCTTAACCTTTTGATAGCCGGTATCGCATCCATAAACTTTTCTCGTAGTTGACGACCCCGTTCAACACCACCACCAACTATCTCACCAATTTTTTGATCTCCGGCTCCATACAACCAAGCATATATAAATGTTTTTGCCGTTGGTCTGTCAGGTAATTCAGCTAGTCGTTGGTTGTAGCTATGTATATCTCCATGCACTACTTCTTCTGTATATTTTTTATCATTGATATAGTGAGCAAAGCATCTCAATTCTAACGAACTCGCATCTGATCCTACTAAACAATACTTTTCAGGATCACTAACTGTCCAACAATCTCTACATTCTTTTCCGTATGGTGAATAACTAGCCGGAACTTGTGCCATATTTGGACTATTGTGTGACATTCTATGAGACACACACCCAAGGGTAAAGACTCGTCCGTGTACTTTGTTGTCATCACTAACTACATCTAACCAACTTTTTATTTGTGATACTCTCTTTTGTAAAAGTAAATATTGAGACACCTCTTTGGCTTCGGGATAGTCAAGACCACTTAATATTTTTTCATCAACGATAGGTTGTTTTGTTGGTGTAAACTTACGAGGTTTCCAACCAAGTTTAATAAGTCTTTCGGCTATTTGCTTTCGTGATCCTGGATTAAATACTTCAATCTTACTCTTTAATTCTTTACCCGTCTTCTTTGAAATTCTTTTGTGAGTTATGGGTGGGAATATTTTTTGAAGATTATCTTTTATTACATTTGATTCATCTTCTAGTTTGCCCATCAATCCAAAAGCTTTTTTTGTATCAAGATAGAAACCCTCTTTTTCTTGCCAATTAAGTA